TCGATTGAACTGACTAACAACAACAGGGCTATGACCATAGAAGTCACGTGCATACCTAAGCTCATCACTCATCTTATCAATAGCCTGTTTTTTAGTTGGTTGGTCTCTAGTGGTCTTAAGTAAGCCAATATGATCCAATACAACAAGAGTTATCTCATTAGGATTGTTTGGAACATATATTTTGTTATACTTGTCCTCTTGTACTATCTCACCACGCTCTAGTGCATAAGCTTTGAGCTCTTTAGCAATACCTACAGGATTCTCAGGACCATCAATGATTGTTACAAGCTCTGATAGTTCATTCATATAGTCTTCATACATCAGAAACAAGTCATGTTCATCTTTAGTCATCTTCTCTGTCCAACCAAGTAGTTTATTAACTGGTATTATTACACCCTGGTCTAGAAATATTTTACGTGAGGTCCACTTAGCAAACTTGTAAGTTCTACTACGCTCCATAGATCTATACCATACTTTCACCTTAATACCTGAAGCTCTACCTTCTTGTGATAGAGCCCAATCTACAGGATTAAGTACAAATGCATCATCAATAAAACTAGTCTTACCTGAGCCTGTTAGACCACCAATAAGATAGTACATAGATTTCCTAATGCCCACATACCTATTGAGCCTGTCAAAGCCCATAGGTATACCACCATTACGTCCATCAATACCTTTCTGTACTTCTTTCTTTAGTAATTCAAAACTCATACTAATATCTTAAGTTGTGAAAGTCATCATTATTATCTTCTGGCCAGATAAACTTACCTAACCATATCATTACTCTTGCTACTACTAGCCATAGTATTATACTAACTATTATCTTCATGTCTATAATTTTTATTGTTTGCTATTTTTCTTAGTTTCTCAAAAGCGTCATTCATCTGTCTATCGTCTGAATAATAGTTGCTCTTGATCTTCTTCATCCATTCATTAAATTCTAATGTGTTTTGCATAATTTATATGTCTACAGGACCTCCAGATGGTGTGTTATCTTGTACATTATTCTCTTTATTCTGCTCTAAGAGCTCTATAAAGCTTTCAAATGTACGTTGATTCAAATAAGGAATAGAACCTTGCATAAAGCTCATTATATTTTTTCTCTCTCGCATTGAGCGTTCCAGTTTTTGGTTCACTTCATACTTAAGAGCATCTATTAGCTGTTGTGCAGTGTATTCTCCCTCCTCTATTATTGCTTTAAACTTCCTCCTACATTCTTCTTTACCTCTACGCAATGATCTTGTACCCTTAAAGGTCTTACCATTGTTAGTGAAAGAATCTGTAGGTGGATAGTTCTTCCACCACTCCTCAAAGTCTGTTGTTATTGGTTTTCGTTTTATTATTTTAGTGCTACTCTCATCATTTACAAACTTAAGTAAATCTTTACCTATAGTTGTTAACTTCTCTTCGTCTTTAGTTATAAGTCCTTTTCTAATTAAGCCATCATAAAGAGCACTAATCTTCATACTCTCTTCATACAAAGGTTGTACGTCATAGCGCTCTTCAATTAGCTTTAGTAAGTATACTAGATCTAGATTATAACCCTTCTTGATGAGTTCTTTGAACACTTGAGGAGTTATGTGTATTCTCATCCTTTATTGGTTTTTCTACAATTATTACTGCTGGTTTCTTACGCTTCTTTTGTTGTTCATGTTCCCACTCTTGCCACTCTAGCTCCATTCTATGTTGGCGCTCTCCTTCAAACATCTTATCATTAGCATAAGCTGCGTGCTCCCAGTCCTCATTAATTAACTTGCTCATTATTTCTTGGTTTTAGGTTTGTTCTTGCTTCCTTTTGGTCTACCTCTCTTACGCTTAGGTGCAACTCCACCTTCCCATGCTTCATTTACATTGGGTGTAGATGGGTCATCAGCAATAAACTTACCTTTCTTGCGTGCTCTCTTTGGTGGTTCATCTGGTAGCTCTTCACTATCAAATACAATTGCATAAATTGTGTAAGCAAGCCCAATTGCTAAGGCTATAATTGTCACTAATAATACTGGATTGTTCATAATTTAAAATTTAATTGTTAATTTTTGATTCTTAGTCCAAACTGCTCATAAAACCATTTGAACGTTTCTTTTGCTTTGGTGCTGTTAAACTTAAACACCTTTTTCATTGTCTTTATAGCATATCTCTTGAATTCTTCATGCTGTTCTGATGTTAGAGTCCAGTTGAAATACCACTTATCATCATCAAGTGTATCAACTAATCTCTTACCCACCATGTCAAGCTGATATTCAATAAGATGTCTTGTTATATTACCTCTATTTACCTTTGCTCTTCTTTTCATATTTATCCAAATAGATTTAACTGATTAGGTATTACAATTGTCTTCTTGCGCTTACCATTAGTCAGTATCTTAGTTATCATACTTTCAGCCTTGTCAATATAATAGCTGTAATTTACATTATCTACAGGTGAATTAGGTGGTAGTGTGTTACATACATAACATTTCCACTCACCAGCTTCCACTTGACTTCTCTTAGCAGCTTTACTTTGCGAGTCTTTGTTCTTCACCTTGTACACTTTCTCACCAGTGTTACCTACGTAATACCTGATGAGCTTATTATACTTAGTGATTTTGTTAGAACCATCTACACCTTCATAGTGAAAGTCTTTAGAAGCTTTCTTCCTGATACAAAAGTCATAGAGATTCTTATGATTCATAATAGTCTCTTTGACAGGTATACCATTTACATAGTATTGCTCTAAAGCTATAGGCACCACTCTTGCAGACTTGTTCTTGTGTAATTCAAAGTCTGTAAGAAAGTCACCTTTCTTCTTCACATAACCATCTGGCATGATGGCAATATAATCATTAACTGTTGAAAAGATAATTTTCTTATAGTCCGTTCTTTCCAAAATGTATTGTGTTAGCTCGGACCACCACTCATTTATCTCATGCATCTTAGGAATCAGGTCTTTTCTCACCTTAATTGTTACACCATCTGTGTTTGCAGAAACCACATGTATACCACTCAGTTCATATTTCTCAATAAGCATCATCAAACTAAGCTCACCAGTTATAGTGGTGAACATAGTGAGTTGCCTATCATAGATCCATGATAGCATATCAGATGATTTACCGTACACAGAGTTAACTGCAAGCTTAAGAGCTCCTACGATTCCCTTGATTCTTCTGTCTGTCTTTGCTTGTGGTTTAAGCTCTAGTCTTTTTTCAAACATTTGCTTATACCCCTGTAAAAACTCTTTACCTAAATGAGCAGGATACTTGCCATTATTAATAATAATAGCAGGATAATAGCTAGCCACATCCCAGTCAATGATTTCATATTCTTCATCTTCTTCAAATACTTCAGGCTTATTTTCAGTGTGGAGACCACCCTTCATAAATGAATAGACATTGTCATAGAAATGTATATGTTCTTTGAAATCATCTTGCAATCCTAGTTTGCGTCTCTTGATATTTTGGAGGAACTGTTGCAGCTGCTCAGTTTCAAATTGGACATACTCAGCAATACAATTTTTGAGTAGTATAGTTTTTCTGAAATAACCCTTTCTTGGAAGCTCACGCATATCTATCCCCTTCTCCTGACAATAGTACTTCTTGATTATCTCATCCCCTATTTTACTATCTGAATAGTTAAGACAAGGTATACCAAACTCCTCTTCAATATCTCTCCTCAATTGAATTTGGTTGTTTCCCTTGTATAATGGGTGATCTGTATCACCTAGGGTTATTTTATAAAACTCATAAGTTGCGTCAACATCGTTAAAACAATACTGCAATGAAAGGAACACCTCATCCTTGGTCATATCTGTTTTAGTGTGATGTATGGGCATCTCTTCGATGTTCTCTAAGTCCATCTCAAACTCCAGTCTCTTAAGACTCACTCTACGATTCTTGTTATCATAATGGTGTATTTTGAACAAATCTACTTGTTTTAGAGAAAGTTCCCACTCTCTGTATTCTGGAAACACCTCGTAATTCGCATCATGAATTACATCAGAGGCCTTCTGTGCAATCTTTGCACATATCTCTAGTCCAGAGAGATGATGCCAGTGGTCATAGTTTCTAAGTATCCATTCAACCACTTGAGCATCAAAGCGTAAGTTGTTATAACCTACCCAATATGCATTTTTGTGTGTGTCTGTATACTTAACAAAGGCATCTAACTGATTCTGCCACTTACTTACAGTGAAGCTTCTAGGTGTCTTCTCAGGTTCCATGCATACCACAATGAAGCACTCCTGCATAGTTTCTATATCATATATAATTACATCATCAGTCATATTTATTCTTCTTTTTGTTCTTTCCAATCTAGCCATAAGGCTACTAATACAATAATATTCATTCCAAAAGACGCTATAAATTCATGCACATCTTCGTACACATTAGTAGAAAGATGAATGTGTCCCACCATCCAGAAAGGTACTGCAAGGTTGGACCCTATCCATCTAACTAAAAATGTTATGAACTTACCCATAAAATAACAAGAGAGATTACAAAGATAATTAATCTTGTATGTTTTTACAAGGATTAATTATAGTAATATCTCACGTGATCTTTGTACATCACTATCTTTGTTGGTTTCTTTAACATGTCAAGTATGTACATCATGTCACTTTTAAGAGTTACACCATCGTCACTCTTTGTAACTGTAGCTACGTTGGTAGTTTTGGGACTACGCTTGGTGTACTTACGCTTAGTTTTAGCAACGCTGTTAAGCTTCTGGTACACACTACGTGTAGGAATGCCCCACTCATTAGAAAAACGCTTAGCAATCACTAAACGAGGTTCTTCTGTTTTTAAAGCTTTGCGCATTGCACTCACTTGTTTCTTTGTGT